CCGCAGGAATTGCAGGGAATGGACCTGAACGTCGAGTTCGTGTCCATGCTGGCGCAGGCGCAGCGTGCCATCGGCACCAACGCTGTGGACCGTTTCGTCGGCAACCTCGGTGCCATCGCCCGCATGAAGCCGGACATCCTGGACAAGTTCGACCAAGACCAGTGGGCCGACGTATACGCCGACATGCTCGGCGTGGACCCGTCGCTCATCATCGCCGACAAGGAAGTCGCGGTCCTGCGCGATGCCCGCAATCAGGCGATGGCTGCGAAGGAACAGGCTGCTGCGATGCAGCAAACCTCGCAGAGCGTCAAGAACATGGCGCAGGCACCGACCGGGCAGCAGAACGCACTCACCGACGTGATGAACATGTTCTCGGGGTACGGCTCGCCCTCTGGTGTTGAGGTCTAACAGTACCCGTAAGCATTAGCCTCAGGGATACAGTCCCGCCGTGAGCAACTACGACCCCCTCGACCTGCGGGGCCAAGAGCGTGACCGAGCCAACAAAGAGCTTCGTGATCGCCTTGACCGACAGAACGAGGAGGCCGACGTGAAGTGGCTCATGTCTAGCAAGCGCGGCCGACGCATTGTGTGGCGGCTGCTGGACCAGGCGGGCGTGTTCCGAACTTCCTTCAACACCAACGCGATGTCGATGGCATTCGCGGAGGGTGGCAGGAACTACGGGCTACGGATGCTCGGCATGGTCCACGCGCTTTGCCCGGACCAGTATCCGGCAATGATGAAGGAACAGGCACACGATGAACGAACCAACGATGATGGAAACGGCTGAAACCAACACTACAGCCGCTCCCGCATCTAGTGCTACCGCAAGCCTTTCGGCGACGGCCGAGAAGCTGTACGGTGGCGAGCAGAAGGCGACCACGACCCAGGGCCAGCAAGCCGCAGATGCGGCCGCTGCCGGCAAGGTTCCTGAAGCCAACGACGCCAAGGCCGCCGAGGCACCCGCCGACGCCAAGCCGACTGCGCCGGAAACCTACGAGTTCAAGGCACCGGAGGGTCGAGCATTCGACTCCGAGGTCATTGCCGAGTATTCGAAGGTGGCGAAGGAACTGAACCTGTCGCAGGAAGCCGCGCAGCGCGTCCTTGACACGGTCGGCCCAAAGCTGGCTGAACGTCAGGCGGCGCAGATCGAGGCAGTTCGCAACGGATGGTCCGACAGCAGCAAGGCCGACAAGGAGTTTGGCGGCGAGCGTCTGTCGGAAAACCTGTCCGTGGCGAAGAAGGCGCTCGATGCGTTCGGCACCACCGAACTCCGCAGCCTGCTTAACGAGTCCGGCCTCGGGAACCACCCGGAAGTGATCCGGTTCATGTTCCGCGCCGGAAAGGCGATCAGCGAGGACAGCATGGTCACGGGCACCAAGGGCGAGGCCAAGTCGGCCGGACCCCGCTCGTTCAATGACCTCGCCGACGCCATGTACTCCTCCAGCACCTAAACCTACGAAAGGTAAACCACAATGGCAGTTCTTTCCAGCACTAACCTGACGCTCGCCGACTGGGCGAAGCGCACCGATCCCGAGGGCCGCGTTCCGGTCGTCGCGGAACTTCTCTCGCAGTCGAACGAGATCCTCGAGGACTGCGTGTTCAAGGAGGGCAACCTGCCCACCGGCGAGCGCGTCGTCATCCGCACTGGCCTTCCGGCCGTGTACTGGCGCGCCCTCAACCAGGGCATCCCGAACAGCAAGAGCACGACTGCCCAGGTTGATGAAGCCTGCGGCATCCTCGAGGCTCGCAGCGAGGTCGATAAGGATCTCGCCATGCTGAACGGCAACACCGCGCAGTTCCGCCTGTCCGAAGACGTGGCCTTCCTTGAGGCCATGAACCAGACGCAGGCGGTCACGATGTTCTATGGCAACCCCGCCATCGAGCCGAAGTCGTTCCTCGGCCTCGCGGCCCGTTACTCGGCGGCACCTGGCTCGTCGGGCGTCGGCCAGAACATCATCGAAGGCGGCGGCACCAGCACCGACAACACCTCGGTGTACCTCGTTGTCTGGGGCGACAACACCGTCTACTGCCCGTTCCCGAAGGGTTCGACCGCTGGCCTCATGCACGAGGATCTCGGCGAGCAGACCGTGTATGACGGCAACAACCGTCTCCAGGCTTACGCCACCCGTTACCAGTGGAAGAACGGCCTGGTCGTGAAGGACTGGCGCTACGTTGTCCGCATCGCCAACATCGACGTGAGCGATCTCGTTGGTGCGACCGGAACGCAGGCCAATACCGCTGCGACCGATCTCGTGAAGCTCATGGCACGCGCCATGTACCGCATCCCGAACATGTCGATGGGCCGTGCCGCCTTCTACATGAACCGCACCGTCCACAGCGGACTTGCCGTGAAGGCAATGGATCGCAGCCAGAACGTTCTGGCCGTGAATCAGGGTCTGTCGCAGTTCGGTACCCCCTATTCGTGGCTGTCGTTCCTCGGCGTTCCGTGCCGCCGTGTCGATGCCCTCATCAACGCAGAAGCTCGCCTTACCTGATAGGTAAGAAAGAAAGGACACACAATGATTCTTGACCAGAACCTCCGCCTCGGCAACACCGGGGCTATCACTTCGGCCGCCACGTACATCACCGGCACCAGCGGCACGCCGGACGTGGTCGATCTCCAGAGCAACACCGCCTACACCGCCACGGTGAGCGGCTCGCTCTACACGGTCGGCCAGGGCACCCAGAACCGAGACATCGGCGAGGGACGCGACCTCTACGTGCTGTTCACCGTCACGACCGCCCTCGCGGGCGGCACGAACGCCACGTTCCAGGTGGTCGCCTCCTCGTCCTCCACGCTTGCCTCCGGCAACATCGTGGTCGGCGAGGTCGGCGTCATCACCACCGCGAACCTCGCTGCTGGCCGGCAGGTCGTGGTCCGCATCAGCCCGCAGCAAATCGCTGCTGCTGGCCTGCGATACCTCGGCGCGCAGGTCGTGACCACCGGCACCCACAGCGCCGGCGTCATCAGCGCGGACATCGTCATGGACATCCAGGACGGCCGCACGGCGTATGCCTCCGGCTTCACGGTTGCCTGATAGGAGCTATCCATGCCGAAGGTCAAGGCCAAGATTCTCTGCTTCGTGGACAACGGGCTGCGCCAGCCCGGAGACGTGTTCGAGTACAACGGACCGCGCAACCGCCACCTCGAGTACATCGAAGAGGTGGGCGCGGAAACCGAACCGACTGTTTCCGATGCACCGCAGCGCCGTCTCCGCAAGGGCAAGGTGGCCGAGTCTGCAGGCACGGAGTGAGCTTGTAACGAGTTAGTGAACAGGGAGGGGCGTCGGCGGGAAACCACGGCGCCCCTCCCGTCCTACGGGAGGCACGTATGGCATCGGTCGTCGAGATATGCAACCTCGCGCTCGCGCACCTCGGCGACGACGCCACTGTCGCAAGCATTGATCCGCCAGAGGGATCAGCACAGGCAGAGCACTGCGCCCGGTTCTATCCGGTCGCACGTGACATGCTTCTCCAGATGCATACGTGGTCATTCGCATCGCGGCGCGTCAGCCTCGCGCAGGTGACGATGCCGTACACCATGTGGAAATACGCATACGCATGCCCTGGCGACATGATGACCGCCGTGGCCGTGCTGCCGCCCGAGGCAGAGAACGATTACACGGTGCGTGCGTATCCCGCCGACCGCTACGGTTTCGGATGGACGAACCCGCCGATCACGACCGCCGGCGTGTACGTTCCGCAGGAATACGTGATCGAGACGGACACGCTCGGGAACAAGATCATCTACACAAACCAGGAAACCGCGCTCCTGCGCTATCAGGCACTGGTGAGTGACCCGACCAAGTTCGATCCGTTGTTCACCATCGCATTGTCGTGGCAGCTCGCGTCGTTCCTTGCCGGCCCGGTCGTCAAGGGTGAAGAAGGAGCACGGCAGGGGCAGCGATGCTTGCAGATGGTCGCCATCTACCTTGGACAGGCACGCGCATCCGATGCAAGCCAGCGCGACGTGAAGCCCGGTCACATCACCTCCTGGATCTCTGGACGCTGACATGGCGCTCACCCGAACCTACACGCGGTCATTTGCTGGCGGCGAAGTGTCGCCGGAAATGTGGGGCCGGATTGATGACGTGAAGTTCCAGACAGGCGCAGCGAAGTTGCTCAACTTCATCGCGCTTCCGCAGGGGCCGGCAGAGAACCGACCAGGCACTGCATTCGTGCGCGAGGTGAAGGACAGCACGAAGCGCACGCGCCTGCTTCCGTTCACGTTTAGCACGACGCAAACGCTGGTGCTTGAGCTTGGCGCGGGGTACTTCCGATTCCACACGCAGGGCGCGACGCTCGGTCCTGGTACGCCAGCGGCTTATTCAACGACAAAGACCATCACTGCCGTCAATACCGGGACGGAGACGTTTACAAGCAACGCGCACGGATACGCAAACGGAACGCCAGTGCAGGTGTCGGCGACAACCACGTTGCCCGCACCGCTTGTAGCCGCTACCACGTACTACGTTATCAATGCTGCGGCAAATACTTACCAGTTGTCCCTGACCGCGACCGGGTCTGCAATCGACATCACGACTGCTGGCAGCGGAACGATCACGTCCAACCAGGTCTACGCGGTCGGAGATCTCGTCTCGTCTGGAGGCGTGAACTACTACTGCATTCTTCAGGCAGTCAATCAGACGCCTCCGAACGCGACGTACTGGTATCCGCTGCCGGCGGGGATCTACGAGATCCCGAATCCCTACGCCGAGGCCGACCTGTTCGACATTCACTACGTGCAGTCTGCCGACGTGCTGACGCTCGTACACCCGAACTATGCACCGCGTGAGTTGCGCCGGCTGGGTGCAACCACGTGGACGCTGACTACGATATCGTTTGCTTCGACCGTCACTTCGCCGTCGAGCGTGACAGCGACTGCAAACCGCGGCGAGGCTCTTGACCTCATCGGATTCACGTCCGCTTCCCCTGGCGTCGCGCATACGACCGCGCCGCATGGATTGTCAGTTGGAGATCCGGTGTACCTTGACGGCGGAACGTGGACGAATCCGTTCCCTGATGACTACTACATCGTTTCTCACATAAGTGCCGGAGACAAGTTCCGCGTCCGCACATACAGCAGCGGAATCGAACTTGATACGACATCCTATGGAACGTGGTCGAGCGGCGGATACGTGCAGTTCGGCGACAAGTCGCTGGACTTCACTAGTTACTACGTCGTCACCACAATCGCTCCGAACGGAATCGACGAGAGTGCGCCGAGCGCAGCTGCAACCGCGAACAACAACCTGAACGCGCAGGGATCGAGCAACACGATCTCGTGGTCGGCCGTGTCTGGCGCTGCTCGCTACAACATCTACAAGCGTCAGAATGGGCTGTATGGCCTGATCGGACAGACCGACCTGACGACGTTCACCGACAACAACATCGGTCCCGATCTCGGAATCACGCCGCCAATCGTCGATACCGTATTTGCGTCAAGCGGGAACTACCCAGGCGCAGTCAGTTACTTCGAGCAGCGCCGCGTGTTCGCAGGCACGACCAATGCGCCGCAGACGCTGTGGATGACGCGCACCGGGACCGAGAGTGATATCTCCTACCACATCCCGCTTCTTGACACCGACCGCATTGCATTTCGTGTCGCTGCACGCGAGGCCAACACGATCCGTCACCTCGTCCCGCTGACGCAGCTTCTCGCGCTGACGAGCGCCGCCGAGTGGCGCGTCAGCCCGGTGAACAGCGACGTGATCTCGCCGACCACCATCTCGGTGCGTCCGCAGTCATACGTCGGTGCCAACAACGTGCAGCCGTCCATCGTGAACAACACGGTGGTGTATTGCTCTGCGCGTGACGGCCACGTGCGCGAGCTTGGCTATTCCTGGCAGGCAAGCGGCTTCGTGACTGGCGACCTGTCGATCAGATCCACGCATCTGTTCGACAACTTCGATATCACGGACATGTGCTACAGCAAGGCTCCGCAGCCGCTGCTGTGGTTCATCTCGAGCACGGGCAGCATGCTCGGGCTGACATACATCCCGGAGCAGCAGATCGGCGCATGGCACCAGCACGAAACGGACGGCGACTTTGAGACGTGCGCTGCCGTTGCCGAGGGTGCCGAGGACCGTCTGTACGTCATCGTCAAGCGAACCATCGGCGGGGTGACGAAGCGATACGTCGAACGGTTCGCCAGCCGGCAGATCGGCGACATCGAAGACTGCTTCTTCGTGGATAGCGGCCTCACCTACGACGGCACGAACACGACTGCGACCACGGTGACGGTGACTGGCGGCACGACCTGGGGTCCGGCCGACGTGCTGACGATCACGGCGAGCAGCGCACTGTTCCAGTTCCCTGCAACCACGGACGTTGGCGACGCCATCGTCCTGACCGATGCGAACGGGAACACGTACCGCCTGACGATCCTGTCCACGACCTCCACCACGGTGG